TCTCGTTGTTGAACTCCTGAGTGAAGGTTCGGTAGTTACCAAACCTCGTCTTCATTGTGATGCTGTATGTGACTTTCGTACTCATAACTTCCAAATGTTTCGACAAACATACGACTAAATTTCGACAATTCCAAATGTTTAATGTTAAATTTTTGTTAACAATCTGTCGAATGCTTGTTCATTCTACCACCAAAACCCCAAGCCGTTTCTGACTTGAGGTTGGTGTGAAGTGTAGGATTTTTCTTACACTTGTCTCCACCCTTGAATCACAAGGGATGCGATGACATAGCTCACAAACATGACCATTGCTGATGCTATTGTGAAGTAGACCCAATGATACCAAACGTGGATGTCATTGATTGCGATGTGAAGGAGCAATCTATATATCATAGATAGAACTCCTAGCGTTGTGATTGTCATCACGATGTTTTCGATTTTTTTCATGTGTGTTTGATTTTAAATTAAACTTTTGATTTTCTGATTCAACTTGTCAATCTCAGCATGATGTTCTGCATGTTCTTCTGCTGTACTCATGCTGTACCTTACATCTTTCTCAGCTTCTAGTCCCGTTTTCAGGAGCCAAAGTTCTTGCTTTGTCAGATGCAAGGCATAGGTTTTCTTCATTATTAAATTCTTCATACTTATATATATTTAATTAATAATTATCTTCCTCATCTTCCTCGTTGTAGGTGTGCCAATTCTCGTCACGAATCTCGTCAATTTCTTGCTCGATAAAAGCTTCAATTCGGAGGACTAATTCGTAGCAGTCATCCTCGGTCAAGAGTCGTTCCTTCTCGATGTAACTCGTCAGGCGATGGTAGTAACTATTCTCCTGATTTTTGTCGTTCCCAATATCTGAGATGTCTAAAGTGAATTTTGTCATAGTAATTAAATTAAGTTAATGATTTGATTAGTGACGTTCATGACTAGCTCGTTGTACTCAAGTTGGTCAATGATTCCTAGCTCGAAATCCTTCTCGATTTCGTTCTCGATTGTGTACAGCTCTTTCAACTTAGCTGTGAACTGAATGTTAGACATTTTTGCCATAGTGTTTAAATTTATTATTATTAATATATCTGTTTCATGGTTTCCCAATCGTCAGGCACGATACACATCGCACTACAGAGAGCAGTTTCTACACTTGCTCAGGTGCGTTCTAAGGGACTATCTCCCTAGGATGTAATCTACTGCCTTACTCGACTGCGTTAGAGCCGATACGACTGCCTTTTCGTTGGCTTCTTTGACTGCCTTCACCCATCCGTTGATGTACGCTTGGCTGTTGGTGTCATCGTCTCCACAATCGGTGCAAATCCCTGCATGACCTGACAGCATCATAGCTCCTGATTCAGCGATTAGCTCCTCGAAGGCGTAGTCGTGCTTCGTTCTCTTCAATGCTCCAACGTGCATTGTAACACCCTTTCTTGATAATCTTGACTCATGACCTGTGCTGTGGACTAGCTCATGGAATAGGGTCTTGTAGAAGTTATCCACGTTCTTGAACTGCTCCTTCGTTGGCATGGTCACCTTGTCTGTAGCAGGAGTATAGAATGCTCTGTCTTGAGGTGCTTCGATGATTTCAGGGCAGTCCTTGTAACCCTTGATAATATCTTCACATGCCTTGATTGGCTCAACCTCTTTCGTCTCGGTGATTGGTCTCCTTGGCTCGATGCCTTCGGTCTGACCGATGTTGAACACCTTGTAGAATCTCAGGTTGAAGAACTGCTTCAAGTTGCTTTCGTCAGCTCCCTTTTGGATAGCTTCAGTTTTGGTTTTGTAGCTCTTCTTCGTCACGACATCGTACCATCCGATGTTCCAAAAATAGACATCTGTTGCCTTGCTTCCCTTGATGATTTTACCACCCCTTTTGGAGCAAGATTTGAACGTCATCCACTCGTTGTACTCGTAGTTGTTTTGTCTCATTTCGCAGTCCAAAATCCATGTGTTGAATCCTCTGTAGAATCTTCCACTTTCGTTGTTGATAGGTGAGTTCTCACCTCCTGCTCTCCATGGCTTAAACCATTCTAGACCTTCCTTCTTTAGTCCTTCGAGTAGCGTTGCTTTTACTTTAGCTTCAATTGATTGTTTCATAATTTCTGTTGTTTTAATTATTAATTTATTATTAAATTTTTTACAAATCTCGTCTATTAAATAATACGAGTCAAGTTTTTTTTCATTTTTTTTTCATTTTCAGGTTAAATTTTTTTTCTCTCTCTGATTTTCAATGAGTTACGATTGTCTGAATTTACTTACAAATACTAGATTTTGTTTGTATGGTTTCAGGTTGGGACTGAGGTTAACAGAGGTCTCTCCCTCTGTGATACTCTTGTTGAGGTCTCAACGTGGTCTTACGAAGTAGGGGAAGGTTGGCGTATCAGGTGTGGAATGGGGGAAGGTAAACGCACAATGAACGAAGGGAAGGTC